TTAGTGCAGGCCCATGCTGCCCGTGATCGTGTAGACCATAAAGACGATAAACGCGATAAGGGCGAGCACGATGATGATTTTTTGAGCGGGAGCCATGCCGGGGATCTCATTCTCGCCCGTAGGCTCCTTGGAGGTGACCATGCGCTGGGCAAAGGTCATCTCGTCACGGCTCGGTTTGGGCTCGACGGTCTTAGGGTGAGCGGCTTTTTTGGGCTGAGGCTTGGGTGCAGTGGGCACGGGCTTCGCGGCGGCGGGCTTGGGCACGGGCGCAGACTCGGATGCGACCTTCGCAGTGGCCTCCTCGGCCTTCTCGCGCTCGGCACGCAGGGCGGCCAGCTCCTCACGCTCGCGGCGTGCCTCTTCCTGGGCCTCGCGACGAGCCTTCTCGGCGCGGAGCTCTTCCAACTCGGCGCGCTCCTCGGCAGACAGTGGTTGGGACTCAAGCTCGGCCATGATGCAGCCCTTTCTTTTTAAAAAAAGCCGCCGACACAATGTCAGCGGCTTATCAAATCCAAGGGTGGAGCCTCAGAAAATCTTTGCGAACCCTACGATAGCCGCGAACGGACGCGAAATCAAAGTCTCCACTAACTGGTTTTGCATAATAACACTGTTTAGCTCGAAAAAAAGTTAGCAAAATTCAATATGAGCTTGCTTTACTATGGGGTATACCTTATAATAATAGACGTAAAGAAGGAAAGGAGGTGGTTCAAATGGATGACAAAATATGGGACTTAACGATTGTTGTCATCAGCGTGCTACTGGCAAAGGCGCTGGATGAAGGAATCGAAGCCCTAAAGAAAAAGACCTCTCGCAAGCCCGGAAAGCACACAAAGAGGTCTAGGTAGGGCAAGGGGCGCCGCTTCCGCGGTGCCCCGCTAGCCAAAATCATCTTACATCAGGAGTGCAGCGATGAAAACAGGCATTGTAGTTTTTGTCATCTCGTTTATCTCGTTTCGCATCTGGCGCAAGGCCAGAGAAAAGCGCGGTGAATGAAGTGGCAACCGAAGCGCAAAGACGCGCAACATCCTCTTACCGCAAAAGGTCGGTGAAACAGCTCGTCATACGCTTTTACCCTAACGAGGATGACGAGAGTATATATAAATGGCTCAAGGAGCAGAACAATACAACCGAGTACATCAAGAGCTTGATTCGAGAGGACATGAACCGTTAGAGACTTGTTGCAATGTCCCCTAAACGCAAAATGCCCGCGCCCCATTACAGGGCGCGGGCATTTTAGTTAAAGAAGCTCGTTTACTCGTTTTTGGACAGCATTAAAGTTAGCGCCAAGTCTGGCCTTGCGCTCGTCACCGTTACCGTACTCGCCACGAATGACGGCGCGTGCAAGAGCGTCGATGTCTACGGCGTTGACGCGGGAATTGACCACGGCTTGCACCTCGTCATAGCGGATGCCAAGAATTACCTTGCGCGTCTCACCGTTGCCAAGCTTGCCGTTGAGCACATCCGTTGCAAGATCGTCGGCGCTTGCGGTGGCCGTGCGATTGATGAGGTCTTGCACCTCGTTGAATCGAGCGCCCAGCTTGGCCTTGCGCTCGTCACCGTTGCCGTACTCCCCTCGCATTACGCCTGCCGCAAGGTCGGCGGTGCCGCCACCGTGCTCATTGTCAGTCGCAGCCGGCGCATTGTAGGTGCCGGGCTTCGCATAACGCGACCAGGCGGCAGCGTCCATGAAGGCAATGTCAAGATCGAGGTTGCCATTGTACCCAGACAGCCTGCCGTGCGAAGAATACTGGTGCATCACACAGGTATTCCAAGCACCAAATCCGCCGTCCGGAAGCCATGGCGAATCCTGGTACCCAGTCTGGTTCTCGTTGGCATACTGGGCAACCCAGAGGGCGTGGTTGGGCGCAATCTTAGACCAATCTTCCTCTTTGGTGAGATTGCGGTAGGTATACAAGAGACACCTCACGCCAGTAAGCGCATAGATACGATCAAGGAATTTCTTGGCACCGTCCGTGCCGATCCTGCCGCCGTCCTCATAATCGAGCACGGGAATACCCTTGCCGAAATAGTTTTTACAGTTCTGATAGAAGTGATCTGCCTGTTCGACAGGATCATCCATATTCATGAAATGGTAGAAGCCCCAGAGCTTACCCGCCTTGATAGCCTTTTGCACAAACGCGTCACAAAACGTATTGACGTAATTGGTGCCCTGGGTTCCTTTGATGATGACAAAATCGTATTCGATTGAATCGAGATTAAGGTTCTTTTGCCAGTCTGCGATATCGATGCCCTTCATGGTCATCTGCATCACCTCTTAATTGCATTGAATTGTGTGAAAGTAACGGCGTTAAGCTCGTCGGCTGTCCATGCATGGATTGAATTGGTGCCGTCATCAGGGTCGCGGAGCGCATAGGTACCGTCGGCGTTCTCGCGCCAAATCATCACGACGTGCGAGCCGTAAGAGCGCTCGCCAAGGGTTCCGGTAACGCCTGCGAAAACGATCCAGCCGTCTTCAACGGCCTTGAGGGCTTCGTCCGTGCCCCAAAACGTGTCACGGGATTTCAGGCTGTAGTTTTTGGTCATATAGGCGCTGAACTTCGCCATGTCGTTAACGCGGTCTGTCAGGCAGTTTTCGCCGACGAATGCGGCAAGCAGATCGGGCGTTACCTCGCGACCGTTAAGATAGCTCAAGGCCATCGCCGCAGCCGTTAGGCCGCATCCATACGTGCCGATGGTTTCATCCGAATAAGCGACGTCAGCCCATTGAGGATCTTTTTGCAAGAAGAGCGGCATATAGCCGCTCTTCGCACTCGTCTTCTTTTCATAAACAGGCAAAGCCGCTGTATAACCATCGTTATAGCCTTGGTTATATGCTTTTCCAAATGCTGCCGTATCTCTGCCGACGTGGTCGGCAGTCAAAACGAACCATAAGCCCATGCCTACCGCGAAGCCCAGCAGCAGTGCGACGGCAATCCGCATTCTAGCCGCGCTTCGCGACTTCATCGGCAATCGCCTTCGTAATATCATCGGTGTCAACGTTGGCGTGCTCGAAAATCTTCATGATGGGCGTATCGGCAAGCTCTGGATAAGCCTGCTTGAGGTTTTCGAGGATAGAAGCGAACTCCATGCCGATGATTGCGCCGCAAACGACATAGATGGTAATGCCACCGAAATTCAGTCCAACGATATGCGAGCTTAGAATCTCGATACATATAACCAGCATGATGATAAGGGAAAGCGTGGCCTTATGACATAGGCCGCGACGCATCGTCGAAGACTTAAAGCTACAGTTGAAAATTGCCTGGGCGATGCCTGTAACCATGTCGAAAAGCATCATCAGGAATGCGCCGCCGATTGCCCAGACCTGCGGCTCCGTGAACGTGTAGATAGCTCCCATTATCTCTCCTTTGCATTGTCATCGATCATCTTCTGCACAGCGGCACGCCAGAGCTTGGGTACGCTCTCGACAGTGCGCTTGCCATCCATGACGGCTTCGTAGTAGATCTTCGCCATCGCTACTCACCGCCAACGATGTCGCCGATTTCGAGCAGGGCAGCGTTGGTGTCCGCAAGAGCAGCGCGTGTCTGCTTAAGCTGCGCAATGAGATCGTCGATGCGCTCGGTGTCCGTAAGCTCGTCATCTTCGTGCGCTTCCCACAGCTCGTCGAATGCCGCTGCCACCTCTTCGACGCTTGGCACGCCGACGGCAACAAAGTGCAACTCGTCGGCTCGGTAGAACTCAATCGCCTTTTCGTTATCGGCTCCGTTGTCTGCAATGTCTTTTTCGATGTTCCTACGAAGCCAAACATCTGCGGTCGCGCCGCTCAATCGGGCTTCGACCATCACCGCGTCAAGCGGCGTCGCGCTGCACGTCTGAGTGCTCATGTGCGCTCCTTTCCGCCGCGCTTATGTGTGCGCAGGCTTTTTTAAATACCAAGTTGAATCCGTTGTCGCGCCATACGTCAGTGCAATCTGCGTGGCGAAACCAACCTCCATAGCTCGTAGCCCTCCGCGCCCGCTTGAGCGACGGTGAGTGCCTGTACCTACGAAGCGCTCTGCACGCACGCAGGAAAAGTGAACCGCGAAGCGTGGTACGGTTCTTCCGTACCGTGTATCCCACGACATCGACCGGCTCTTCGCTGCTAATGCGGCTTATCTTCCATGGCTTGACAGTAAGGCCGAACTTTTTGTGCAGCAGTCTTTGGAGCTGCCTTGCCGCGCTCCGCAAGTTGCGTTTATCGGCACTGAACAAATAGATGTCATCTGCGTACCAAAGCTGGTGCGTGATCAGCGGAACGCTAGCGCCGCGCCTTACCTTGCGCATGCACTCGACCTCGTGGTATCCGAAAGAGAGCACCAGCTGCGCCATTCGCAGGCTGAAATAGCTCCCAATCTCAAGACCGCCGCCGTATGTGGCTAGCAGCGATTCGGCTATATAGAGCACGTCGGGGCTTCTCACGTATCGGCGAAGTAGCTTCATCACCACATCTGCCTTAATGGATGGGTAGCACTTGCGCACGTCCATATGCACGTAGTAACCGCCATCTTGCGACCACCTGCGCACGGCATGAGCCGCCATGAGCTGGCCTTTGCCGGGGACGCTAGAAACCTGCCAGAAGCCAACCTTCGTATCGAGCAGGCGCGACATTGCGGTAACGGCCACATAGTCGCAAACTTGTTGCTTCACGCTCTCAACGCCGATGATGCGCAGCTTGCCGTTCGTGGGCTCGCGATGCCGGTAGCGCTTTATCGGTCGAAACGTAAGCGAGCGCGTTTCGACCTCGCGCACGATCTCCGCGATTAGCGCCGAAGCTCTGCCGTGCTCTTGCGGCACGCGCCAGGCGTTTTTCTTTCCCGCCTTTGAATCAAGCCAAGATTCGTAGGCGGAAACAACAAGGGCTTCGTTTATCCGAAGCCCTTTGCAATAACTCTTCAATTGTTTTTGACCTTTGCTCTCTGGATGTCGTACGAGCGGTCGCGTCTCCGTTACTAGCCCGCTGGTCTTAAGACTGATTTCACTTAGTTAAGCCAGGTTGCCCCCGCTCGCCACCAGCGGCGGCGGGTAGTCGCGGCGGAAATAAAAAAGATAGCTGGTTGTTCGAGATAGTCACCCAGGTAGGCGCGAGCCGATGTTCCACCTAGCGTTGCCGGTGCCGTTGTTGCCGTTGACGTACCAAAGGCCAGCATTGCCCCTGTTCCTCAAGTTGCCAAGGGAAAGCCAAGAGAACATGACAGCCCACGCGCCGCGAATCCCTGCTTGTTTTCAAAAGGGGACAAGTCCCCTCGCGGCTTACGCCGCTTCACCCCTTGAACGACCATTGGCAGAGCGGCGCGAGCCGATGTGCCACCAAGCGTAGCCGGTGCCGTTGTTGCCGTTGACGTACCAAAGGCCAGCATCGCCCCCGTTCCACAAGTTGCCAAGGGAACGCCACTCTCTCCAGCCGACGGTAGTATCCGCGACCTTATAGTTGCCATCGCAGATGCCAACCGACGTTGACGCGCCAGTTCCCTGCTGAATCATCAGACCGTTGATCGTCTTGCAGTAAAGACCGTAATTCCATCCCTCAGCTGCTTGTCCGGGAAAAGCCCCAGCAGATAGCGCACTGTCTGGTGAGCTACCGGCCTTCTCGTTCTTAGTATCCGGGTTCACGTAAACGACCACGCCAGTACCCGTGTACTGGATAAGGACGTTTCCAAGAACCTCATACATGCCAAGACCGAGCTCGATGCCCTGGATGACAAAGGGCTGCTTTGAGTCGGTGCAGCTCGTCGGCGATCCATCGCCCTCAACCATGTCGCAAGAGCCGGTGTTCCACGGAGCGGTTGCGAGCTGGTAAGTCGTTGCGGTCGAGAACGGCTTCGCGACATCGAAGTAGACTGCCACATTGGATGCGTCAACCGCAACCTTCTTGGTGACTTTTGCGCCGTCGAAAATGTCGCAATTATACGAGTTGCCACGGTCGGTGTTCGTGCCAGTATGTGTGCCGAACATCATCGCGGAGCCGATCAGAATCTGGTCGGCCTTGTCCTTCGCGATAACGACCCTCGTGGTGTTGCTCTCAGCTCGCGTTGGCGTGGCGGTGATGTCGTAACCGGTGCATCCGGCAAAGATGCTCTGGCTGTTTTTCGTCGCATACTTGAGCAGGAACATCGCTTTGACGTACCAATCATCGGCTGCGACCTTTAGCGAATCGCCGGTACTCGCGGTCTTCATCAGGCTAATCCCGCCATCATGGCTCACACTGCGCGTCTTGACAGCAGCGCCGCTCACGCTTCGCGGCTTGCCTTCGGCATCGACCGACAGCGCATACTTTGCATACAGCATATAAGGACGCTGTGCGCCGTTGGGGAGCAGAGCTGCCGGCTGGCGCTTCATGCCGGGCTGGCGCGTATCGGATACGGTAATGTTCACGGCATCATCCGTCTCAGTTTCCAGCGTGTAGAGAACTGGCGTCATGATCCACGTATCATCCGTGCGCGAGAATCGCCCGTCACCGTCGATAGCGGTAACGTAGGGCGTACCATCCGCGTCAACGCCGCCGTTTACCTCGAAGAAGGTAAACGCTCCGTGGTTCACGTAAGGGTCGATGGCGGCGCGACCGATGATTCCGGGCTTTGGGTTGGCGATTCCGGCATTTGCCCCGGTCTTGGTGCAGGCCGTGGCGCTTCCCTTGGGAACGCTCACACCATAATTCTTGCCGTCACGCATCTTTGCAAGCCATGCGGCGATGCTCGCGTTCGTGTAACGTCCTGTCTCCTCATTAAAAATGGGGATTGTCGAAGCCCCCATGGATTCGAGCGCGATTGCCACGCGCTCGAGCGTCTCGTGATCTGCAATGTGGGTTTTGCCCATGCTTAATCCTCCGTATCGACTAGCGAGATGTAATCCGTATCGCCAACGGTGTCGTAGGCAAGATAGATGCGCTTGTCGGGGCTGATCGAGCCGCGAGCTTCCTCAGCCGCCTTGAGCGCGTCTGCCGCCGCCAGGTCTGCACTGGCCTTGGATGCGTTTGCGGCATTTGTCGCGGCGTTCGCCTTACTCGTCGCGGTGTCGGCGTTCGTCTTGGCTGTGTTTGCCGCAGCCGCCGCGTCCGTGGCGCTCTTTGTCGCGGCGTTCGCCTTACTCGTCGCGGTGTTGGCCGCGTCCGTGGCGCTCTTGCAGATGTTGACCGCAGCGTTGGCGTTATTAAGCGCCTTGCCAGCGTCTGTGACGGCCTGTTCGCCCTTGGTGACGGCGGTTTCGGCGCGCTTTTCAAGCGCTTCGACTGCGTTGTCCCATGACTTCGCCGGAGTATTTCCCTCACGGGCGTCGCGCATGATGTCCAGCGCAAAACGCTCGGTCTGAACCGTCTGCGAGCCTTTCTTCAATTCGAAATAGGCTTCGTCGGTGTAGCCGGGAACGCTTGCGAGCTTGGATTCATCGCAAACGTAGGTGATCGTGTTGCCGCCGACCGTGGCGCTGCCACGGTAATAGTGGATTCGGTCGGGCAATCGGGCTACCAAATAGGCACTGTACCCTGACAAAGACAGCTCGCCGCCGTTGTCGTAGATAAGCGCCTTGATGGTTGTTCCGCCGCCTTCGCCTTGCGCGATTCGAATGCAGTTGTTTCCGCATCCGCACTTGTTCACGTCAAGCTCGATTGTCTGCGTGTTCATTACGCATCACCGCCAGACTTTAGCGCCCGCAGCTTCTCGAGCGCCGCCATGAAAGCCTGAATCGGATCTGTTTGTACTTCGGTGCCACCGTCTTCTGTCGAGACCGCAACTGAAGGGTTGACGATTGCAGCCAGGGCATCGAAGCATGCAACCGTGGCATCGGTTCGGTCATCAACGTACACCGGAGTCACGAGCGTGAACGGCTCGTCGGCGGATTTCGGCTTAACCACGTCCTTACTGTCAACAACCTCACGCGTGCCGTCATCGTAGACGGCAATGAAGACGATGTTTGCCGCTGCCGCGCGTGCAATGAACTCGGCGTCGAACTCCGTCAGATAGCTCTCGGTGTTGCCCACCGGATCATGCACCATGTAATGTGTGATCTGTGCCATATGACCTCCTAATCAAAATTGCAAAGTGTGCAGATTCCATTTACGAAATCGATGTTCCTTGTCGATGTCCACCAGGTGATTGATCCATTGCCGTTGTCCTGTATCTGGCTGATGTACTTCATGGTCACGTTGGATGTAATGGCGTTGGTTGTGGTTACGCTCGTACTTGCTGAGTTAGATACCGAGATCTTCGGAACGGAAATCCTAAGGCTTCCTTCGGCCTGCATCTGGAGCCCGTATAGAACCTTGTTGTCAGATAAATCTTTCATTGACGAAGAAAAGTCGATGTAACCGACCTGCGAGGCACTTGACGCGCCGGATTTCTTACGAAATCCCGACATCTGACCCATGTTGTTGAGAAGAGTGTAGTAGCTGTCGTATCCGCAGCGGAACGTGCCCTTGGCGGCGATGTTGTTCGCGCTCATGTAATTTGTCACGAGCTCGCCGGTCTTGAGATTCCAGGAATTGCGGCCTTTGGCATCGGCGATGATTCCGGCAGACATGTATGTCGCGTTGATATAGACCTTGCCGTTCTGGAGGAAGATACCCTGAGCCGCGCCGTTGCTCGTCAGGCGGTCGAAGATCTTCTTCTGGGTCAGCTGCTCGTCGTAGTCGCTGAGGATGCCGTTCGCGTAGTCAGAAGCGTCTTGCTGCTCGATGGCATGCTGAGCCGCACGCGCCGCCGAAGCGTAAACCTTAACTGCTGACGAGTACGAGCCGTATGACGCGTCGTATTCGTACATTGCCGCCTTGAGCGCGTCTGCCGTCTTGCACTCCAGCACCGCGTTTACCTTGTCGGCGTAATCGCTGTAGGCGCCGCCCTCTTCGGTAGATCCGAATGCAGCCGTGTATTTAGGCGCGAGTACTTGTGTGAGGAATTGCGCATTGAGCGACTTGTTGGATTTCAGCGAGTTGTACTGGCTTGTGAGCTCTTCGCGCTCTTTGTCGACCGCCTGCATGGCCTTCTTCACTGCTGCCGCTTCGGCCGTTGTTACCACACCGTCTTTAGCCAGTTCCTGCACGGTGCCGTCAAGGCCAGTCAGCGATTCGGTAAAATCGTATGAGCTCTGGTATGCCTTGTTGTAGGCACTTTCAAGCATTGGCGTCGTGTGGCGAACGGAGCCGTCACCGAGCGTGATGCGCTCCATAGACCAGACGTAATAGCCGTTACTCCATTCCGGCAATGTCTCAGACCATCCAAGCTCAGGGCTCTGCGCGTTGATTGGCGGAACCATATCGCTCTGGTTCTTCGCATAGAGCTTGACGCTGGATGCGATGCCGTTTCCCGCCATCTGGTTCGCACCATTGATTGCCTTGGCGAGACAAGGCGTCGTGTAGCTTACGGCTCCGTCACTCCAAGTGACCTTGCTGCGAGTCCAGATGTATTTTTCCTTGCTCCAGGCAGGCTGCTGTTCGCTCCAGCTACCGCCGACTTGGGAAGAATCGCTTGAAGATAGGTAGTACTGCTCGACGATGGATTTGATTCCCCTACCGGTTACGCCCTGCTTGCCGTCCGCACCGCTAATGCATGCAGGAACTGAATAGGAAATCTCGCCGGACTGCGTGACAGTCTTCGTCCGAGTCCAGATGTACTTCCCCTCGACCCATACTGGCGCTTCAGACTGCCATCCGGTTTTCGGTGCTTCGGTACGCGAGATACCTTGCGCGTACTCGACATCGACGGATGCAATTACGGCATCTGTCGTGGCGATCGGCTTGCTGCCGACGGTCGCGCCGGCAGACAAGCTAAAATCTCCGGTGGTCAAATCCCAGAAATTCTTTCCAACATCGTCGGTGAGCAGGCCAGCGCGGATGCGGTCTGCTCGCATCGTACCGGCGTTGATGCAATCGGCGCTGACCTGAGCGCCAGTGATGAACGTTCGCCAATTCCACTGTCCGTCGCTTGCAAGCGACGCGGCAAGGCGGATGCCCATGCCATTGATGTTTACCGCCCACATGCCGGACGTTGCCTTGAGCGGAACGCCAGTCGCGGCATCCAGCGGCACGTTCGAGTAAATCACGCCAAGCTCGAACGTCTCGACCTTGTAGGTGCCGACGGCATTGAACGCCTTGTTGAGCGCCGCCATGAGCTGGTTGAGCCACGAGACGGACGTGCCAGCCGCCGCATCGTAGTTAGCCCGCTGGTTGCTGCCGCTCTTGAGCTGCTGCGCCACCGACTGGAAGATGTCAGCCAGATCATCGGTTAGGTTGCCGAACGTTACCTTGGCATCGCCGGTCACCAAGTCGCGGGTCAGCTTCGAGACGCGCCCCTTGAGCCTGATTCCCGCAGCGGAGAAGCCCTTGTCGATGATCGCCACGCAATCGCCGACAGCAACGCATTCCCAATCTCGACCGAAAGCAAATAGGTCAATCACGCTTGCTTCATAAGAGACGGTCGGCGTTTTGGCTTGCGAGAGGTAATCGTTCGTCTCGGCAAGAAGCTGCGCTGCGTCCTCGCATTGCTCGTTAACGTAGATGTCTACGGCGGGCGCGATACCGCCGTTGCCGTCGGGATGCCCCCAAACCTCGGTCGCGGCGGCATCTTCAACGTAATCCTTACCATTGTTTAGATCGCCGAAAGTCAATCGTCGGCCATAGCCGCCGCCATCCGTCTCAACGCCCTTGCCGTAACCGTAAACTCGCGTCTTGGGGTTGGCGCTGCCCGTCTTGCGCTTGATGCTGATCAGGTCTTTCGTCCACGTGAAGCGCTTTGGGCTTTGCTGGTTGCCGCGCGTAGCCACCACGCGCACATATCGATGCGTGACCTGCACTCCGTCCGTCACGATAACGGTTTCAAGCTCACCGCCCCATGTTTTGAGCAGGGCGCTCAAGCCCTCGCGGACGCTTACGTGATAGAAGGTGTGCGAAGCACTGCCGGGCTGGTCGCAGTTGCCGACTTCCCAACGGGTGCCCGCGAGTATTGACGTGAGCGCCACGGCTACGCTGCCGGACGGTCGCTTGTCCTCGATATAGTCATCCCACGTCTCATTGATGGAGTTGATGCACGTTATGCTGGTATACGGCTTGCCGTTGTCATCGTGCAGTCGCTCGATTTCGTCGACGATGTGCTCATGTACGACGCCTTGGCGGTCAATCCAAACAAGGCGTTCCCCCTTGCCTAAATCCTCGTCGCACCTGATCTTAAGCTCGTCGGTGCCGTCCGTTGCGTCCTCATGGGTCGCTGCGGTGTAGGTGAGCCGTCCGAGATTCACGCCGAAACGGCTGAAACGGGTGAAGTTGACCTTCTTTGTTAAAGCCATCTCTCCTCCCATTCCAGCGTCGCGGAGCCGCTAGAGATCTTGACGTGCGCACGGTCTTGGATGCTGAAAAAGTCACTCATGATGTTGAGCTGAGCGACAGAGCCGTTAACGGTCACATGCTCTTTATCGAAATCCATCCGAACCACGCTCGAAGCCGTCAACGGCTGGACAACCTCAACGAACTCGGCGGTGTCGGTGTTGGTGATGCGCCAAGAGCTGCAAGCGCCGGGCTTGGCCGTCACGGTGAGCGCCGCAGGCAGCGTGCCGCCGACGGCGAACGATGCTGCGCCGCTCATATCCATACGGCGATGCTGACCGTAATAGTCGGGGTCACCAATGTGGAACGTAACGGTTGCCTGCGGGCAATCATCGGTAATCTCGTCAAGGTCGGTTGCACCGCTGACGATCGCCATCAAATAACGCGTAGGGTCATCAGGCAAATAAAGCGGCGCTGGCTCGTCAGACCAGAGCAGTGCCGCCAGCTTATGCCGTGCCTTTGCGACCTCGCGTCGGTGCTCGGTGCGAATCCACATGTCAATCTGCAAATCGTAACCGGCGCGGCGGGCGTTCTTGAAGTATTCGCCGTGCCGCCCGGGCGCATCCTCGAAGCTCGCCGAAACGTCCGCCATAATTGTGCGGCGCACCTTACAGTAGACGAGCTTCGACAGGTCGTGCCCGTTGAAAACGATGCTGTCGCTTTGGTTTCGCTTACGCTTAAGCTCCAACGGGCACCCCCTTCTGCTTTAACCTGCTGGCAATACCAGCGCCGATCTGCTGACCGGTCGCGTACGCGTCCATGCTGTTTGCAACGGTGGCGTTGACGGTCACGTTCACCTGGGCTCCGCCACCGAAGCCGCCGCTTAGGCGATCGAGCATGCGAGAAATACCCGCCTCGACGCTCTCTCTGACGCTTGTGCGCAGCTTGGCGTCGGGCGCGACGTGCTCAAGTCCAGCTTCGCCAACGCCGATAATTGAAGGCTTGTCAAAGGACGCACCCTTTGCATACCAGTTGACGCTGATTGACGGCAGCTTCACAACACCACCGATGTCACGCCAGCTGACACTGAAATGCGGCATGTTGATATGCGGCAAGCTGATGTGAATCCCGCTGAACGCCCCCTGAATCTTGCCGGGGATGCTACTGACAAAGTTCCAGGCATCGTTGATCGGCGAAGTGATGCTGCTCTTGATGTTCGAGAAAACGCCAGCGACCTTGCTTCCAAGACCGGGGAACCCCAGCTTTTCGCCGATGGCGTTGCCAGCGTTTATCGCGTTATCCTTCGCATTGTTCATCTTCGTCTGGATGTTGCTTTGAATAGCCTGGAAAGCGATACCGGCCTGCGACTTCGCCGCGTCCCAATCACCGTTCATGGCGGCTTTCAGGGCATTTGAAGCCGAAGAACCGACAATCTGACCGGTGTTCATGTCTGTTTGGATTGAATCCCTGATAGCGCCGAATTTTTCAGACGCGTTGGATTTCAGATTCTCCCAAGCATCGGACGCATTGGCCTTCAAGCCCTCCCAAGCATCGGACGCGCCTTGCCTTATGCCTTCGAACTTTTCCGAAAGGCCGTTCTTGACCTCTTCGGCCTTTCCGGTTATCCCGTCCCAAATCCCAGACCAGAATTCCGGCACGCCTGCGAAGAAATCCTGCACGCCCTGCCATTTCTCTGAAATCCAGCCGGTGAAGTCAGACCAGAGCTGTTTACCAGTCTCGGTCTGCGTGAAGAACCACGTAAGGCCAGCGACGGCAGCGGCAACCGCAGCCACGCCAAGCAAGATTGGGTTTGCGGCGATCAATCCGGTGAACGATGTCCACCCTGTAGAGAGCTTGCCGCCAAGGGTCGATGCCAAGCCGCCAGCTTTCTCGGCGATGCCGCCGAAGCCCGTTGCAGCCGTGCTTATAGCGCCGCCGCCCTCGCCGAACTTGCCTGCGAGGGAAGCGAAACCGCCGGCAACGTCCTTGAACGTCTGGCCGATCTCGATGCCCTTTTGGAGCGTCTTGCCGATTCCCGTTGTGAGCCCGCCGAACGCGACCGTCCCCAAAACGACATTGGTTGCCATGTCCTGCTGCTCTGGCGTTAGGGACTTGTACCAGTCGCTAACGCCCTCGAGCGCCGGCGTTACCTTCTCAAGCAAGGTCGTTCCAAGCTCGAGCGCCTTTTCCTTGAAGGGCATGGCCGCTTCGCCGGCTTCGGCCATCTTCTGGTTTAGCTCGGCCTGCGCTTCGCGCGTGTCGAGCATCGTCTTATTAGTCTCTTGATACGTCTCGCCAATGTTGCCGTAAAGGCCATCGAGTGTCTGCGTGATAAGCGAGGAGCGCTCCTGCTCGTCACCGCAGGCGGCAAGCGCCGCATTGAAAGCGTCCTCTTTGGTAGCGCCCTGAGCGATCTGGTCGTTGAAAGCCTGCTGTGCCGCATGGTTACCAGAGAGTGCTGCGCTCCACTGCTCGTTGCTTGCCGTTGCCCAGTTGAGGGCATCGGCAAGACCGCCGGTGACGGTGCCGGTGTGCGCCGTCTCTTGCGATGCTTCCACGAGGTTTTCAAGCGGCAATGCATCGCCGAACTTGGAGAACGAGCCTGCGGCGATGTTGCTCCACTTGTCCAGTTCCTGCTGGTTAGTGGTCAAGCGTGACAGGTTCTGTGCGGCTTCGGTCGCGGTGTCCTCTTCGCCAAGTAACTTATAAAACAGGGTATAGGAGCTTCGCGCCTGCTCGGACGTACCGCCTGCGTCCTTCCAGGCAGCGTCCAGCTGATGCGTCTGCTCGATCTGCTCTTCCTGGCTGCTGGCAAGACCGACAAGCGCGGTAGCAGTGCCGGTGACGGCGCCGGTAATCGTCTTTCCGGCAGTCTCTAGACCCTTGCCAGCCTTTTCCAGCTTATCGCTGTTGTCCTGAATTGTCTGACCAAACTGGTAAAGGCTGCTCTTTGATGCTTGGGCTTCGCGGCTGACGCTTTTCAAATCGTCGGAATAGCTCTCAAGCTGGTTCTCACAAATGGCAATCTGAGCCTTAAGGCTCGAGTATTGTGCTTCCTCGCGCTCGGTGAGTGCCGCGCCGCTCCGCTTCTTTTCATCAAGTGTCGCGAGCGCTGCTTTATATGCATCGAGCTTCGTTTTCGTCTCGCCGTATGCTCGATTGAGAAGTTTTTCCTTCTCAACGAGCAAATCCGTGTTGCCGGGGTCGAATTTCAGGGCGCGATTGATGTCCTTCAACGCGCTCTGCGTATCTTTCGCCGTGCTCTGCACACTCTTCAATGCGCCCTGTAACTCGGTCGTATCTCCGCCGAACTTGATAGTCAGACCTTTGTACGTGACAGCCACAGTTCCACCTCTTTTCAGTTGTCAATGAAAGAAATGAGCGCACAGAACAGCGCACCGCATGGGTGCGCTGGCGCTTTACGCTCACAGTCAAGACCAGAAGGCCGCTTCGCCCTGCCGCGCCTGCTCGTCATCCTCGGCATACGCCACGGCATCGTTGACGAAGCTGTATATATCAATAAGATTTTGCACTTGCGCATAAGACAGCGTGTGCAGGTCTTGGATGCTCAATCCAGCCTGCTGGCAAGAATAGATATAGAGCGTGTCGCAGCTACTCTCCAGCTCCGGCGGAAGCGGCGGCATCTGATGCTTCGGCGGTCGTGGCTTCCACGTCCGCTTTTGCGTTCGGAAAAAAGTTGTCCTTGATGATCTGCATCACGTCAGATGCCCAACCGCCTTCGCGCTCAAGGTCGAATTCCGATTGCGGGAAGCCGCAAACCCAATCCTCAAAGGACTTGCCAAGATCTGTCTTCTCCTTTGCTGTGGCGTTGTACGTCTTCGCACAGGCGTAGAAAATCTCAAGCAGTGGCACGATAGGCGGAATATTCGACGCTGCCGAGACATCAAGAACAACGGAAATGGCTTCGTTGATGTCCTTGGGGCGGCGGCTCCCGTCCTTGCGCTCAACGAAGAACTCGCGCGAGTACGCAATAGGTGTAAAGGCGTTGCAAGCGACGGGATACTCAACTCCGCCTACCTCGATGATTCCGCCGCCCATTACGCGCTCACGCTAACAGTCTTGGGCGTGACGGCAGTATCTACCTCTTCGAAGAATTTGTCGTAACCGTCAATATCGCCATATGTATCGATGTAGCTGCCGCGCCAGCCGCTCGGCAGCTTGACGGGACGGAACGTAAGCGCGTAATCAAGCTGCGTGATGTCGGGCTTCTCTTCAAGCGTCTTGGCATCAATGGAGACGGGCTTACTGGTGCACTTGTAGATGCATCGACGCCTTCCGACAGCGTGTCCGGGCTGCTCGAACAAGAGCGCAAACGGTTTAGGAGTCTTGCCCGACGTTGCCAGCACGCGGCCTTTCTCGTCGATGTCGAATCCATTGATGTCGGCCATAAGCTCGCGCAGCTCAGGTGTGCTCTCGATATCGTAGAGCGACCACGTGATGGAACCGCCGTTGTCCTGGTACTTGTCCAACCACGGCTCGTTGTCGCCGTAGCTCGTTGCCTGTTCAATGGACGGATCGACCTTGATTTCGACCGTGCCGGGGATGTGGACAGGCTTCTCATATTTAAACGTATCCTCGTTGGTAAAACGCGCGATGTGCGCGTTCTTAACGCCGAAAAATCCATTTCGCGCCATGTCGGCTCCTTTCATCATTCGGTAACGTCGATTTCGTAAGCCGTCTCAACCAGCTCGTCACCGTCAAGCGGCGTTACCGTCTTGTTGTAGTTAAACTCTGCGGCATCGAGCGCCGCTTCGAATCGCTTCTCAAGCTCGTAGTCGCGCTCTCGAACGTAAAGCGCCACATCGTAGGGCATCCAGCGGCACCATCCCACGTTGTCGGCGCTCACGCCATCGCCGTAACCGGCTTCGATGTCGATATACGGAGGTGTGGGAAACTCTCCATCACGGAAACCGCCGTTAGCCCACGGCAGGCCGAATGCATCAAGAAGCTGTGCCAGGTCTTTAAGGCTGTTCATTACGCCCCCTTGGAGAACTCGGCGGCAACTTCCCTGTAAACGCCTTCGATAACGTGATCGCCTTCGACCCTGCCCGGATAGCTTCCGTGCTGGTTTTTGATAACGTGGCCGTTCTCAAGCAAATGCGTAAGCTGATACTGCCTGTTGTGAACAACGCAGGTGGTGCCAGTCGCTTCGCTCTTAACGTCGGCAGACCATCCCCTTGCATAGCTTCCGCCGTGGCGCTTCTTCTTCCGGCTTCGCTCTTTCAGAAGGCGAACCGCCTTGCTGCCAGCGGCCTTGACGTTGCCCTGCAAGACCTCTTCGTTGTCCTCGATAACCTCTTCGATGCTGTTGACGACAACCGTCTCAAGGTCGTCGATGCTGATGGTGTCGCTCATCGGTTTCCCACCTTCTCGGTCAATGTAAGCCGCAGGGCGTCGGCGCTGGAAAGCACGGCGCTGTCTACCGTGTAGCGCACGCCGCCGTACTCGCACACCTTTTCTCCCGAGTAGGCGCATTGGCGCACCTCAATCACGGCCATGGGGCGCACGCCTGATTGGGCGGCTGCGTAGTAAGCCTGCTGGCTGATGCTGTAGACGTTGCACGGCACGCGTCGGGCGCGCTCCTTTTTGCGCTGCACGCCGAGCGCATCGCGCTCTGTCTCGAACGCTATGAGCGTGCACATTCCAGCCCACCTACTCATCTTTTGGCTCCGTCCTGTAAGCCGAATCGCCGCTCATTGAGGTGAGCATGCATTCGAACGACTTCATGAAGCGATCGGCGTCCGGGTTGTCCATGCCGAAGTTCGCCTTGACGTAGACCTTGATGGCAAGGCGGATACGCCCGTCGGAGTCGTCGTTGGCCTTCTCGGGAAGGACGCCGCCCGCGACCAGCTCGGCGCGGGCGGCTTCGATGACGTCTGCAATCTCTTCGTCGAAGTCGTTGCAGAAGGCGGGGATGCGCAGGGCGGCGCGGCACGCGTCGAGCAGCTTGCTCTTGGCTTTGTCGGCCATGGCGCACCGCCTGCCTAGGCGGTCTTGATGGTCAGCTGGGCGAACGCCTTAGGAACGGCAAGGCCGCAGTCGATGAGCTCATATCCGTCGAAGCAGCGGTTCTGGGTTCCGTCGGGCGCGATGTAGGGCATCACGTCGGGGCCGTCGAACACGTTGCCCTTGAACAGGTCGGGGTAGCCCGCGACGATCACGCCGTCGGTGATGGAATCGTCGCGCTTGACCAGCTTGCCGAAGATGTGCCCCTCGACAGTGGGGTCGGCGGTCTTCTCATCGACGAAGTAAGAGCGACCGTTGCCGTCCTCAAGCATGGCGATGTAGTTCCAGATGACATTGTTGTTCGCGTAGATGATGACACCCTTGGGCGCGGCGTTGCCGTAGGTGTAGAGCTTGGAGAGCAACCCAGCGAGGTCGGCCTTCGCAAGCGCCTGCGCCTTAGCCGTCTGAATATTGTTCGCGGCATCCATGCCGTAGGACGTATCGACCAGGCGCGCGTGTGCATGCGCGTTGCAGCCAACGGACAGGCGGGCGGCAATCTCGCTCACGAGATAGGACTCGAAAGCTGCCACGGATTGAACGGCCATGCGGCGGCTCATCTTCACGGTCTTCTTGATCTCCACGCCCTCGAACTTGAGCGTGTCGAAAGTGTTCTTCTCGTCATCGGCAGGTGCTGCGCCCTCATCGGTCTGCGCCGCATCGCCCTTTTCGATGCCCGTATGGCGGATGATCTCGAACTGGTGAGGGAAGTTCTGCTTCGGCATGTCGCCCCACAGCACGGCGGTGTTGTCGATGAGCGTGATGATCTCGTTTTGCAGCTCGACGGGAATGACGGAATCGGTGTTGCTCGTCATGTGGTTGAAGGCGGCGCGCTGTTCCATGGCGTGGTTCTGCGCCGCGCGCTCCACGTCGGTCAGGGCGTAGCCCTCGACAAGCTGAACGCCAGCGCGCTCGGCGATTCCCTTAACCCAAGCGCGGCGCTCAGCCGCCTTGTAATCGGTGATGTCGTAGGCGTTGCCGGTGCCTACGACATTGGCGGAACGCGCCAGCGGAACAGCATCCACGCGGCGTGCGGTGCCGTTCTCGATGGCGGCGCGGGCGGCTGCGACGGTCGCGGCGCGGGTCTCGGCGGTCGCGGTCTGCTGCGCGCGAATCTCGTTGATGCTCTTCGTCAGCTCGGCCATGCGGGCGGCATCCTCATCGGTCGGCTCGGCGTCATCGGCGGAATACTTGTCGATGAGCGCCTGAAGCTCTTTCAGCAGGTCTTCAAGGTTCATGTTTGTTTCCCTTCTAATTGGTGGCGATTGCCATTACTGCACGCGCCTTTACGAGCGCGTTCTTGCGGCGCACGTGCTCCCCGTGCGACTTCTCAATCACTCCGTTGAGAAGGTTTCTTGCACTTATTTCGGTGTTCGGGTCAGCAGGAAGGCTGACTGCGGACACGTCATAAATCTTCTTGACGCGCGTGATGGTCGTGGTGTGCGTGTCTCGGTCGTACTCGGACGCGCCGATGGTGAACGCCCACGACATGCGTGTAACAAGGCCGTTGTCGATTTCCTCGAATCGGTTGCGGGCGGCGTCCGACTTCGAGAGGTCGGCAGCCATGAAAAGCCCATGCTCGTCGGGCTCGACGATGAGCGTGCCGTTCGACTGGCGCGCCAAAACGTCGCCCATATGGTCGAACTGCATGATGATGTCGCTCATGTCGGTATCGACGAAGGCGTCTGGGCTGATGACCTCGCGGTACTCGGTGCCGTCCCAAGGGTCTTGCCAAAGGACGTATGGGTCATTGAACGTCGAGGCGTATCCCTCGACGTAGTAGTCGGATTCTATGCGCTTCTCGCGCTTGCCGTCATCAGGCAGGCTGCGCAGCACCATCGACATCGTTCTGTATTGCCGCTCATTCGGCTTGGCTGGCATCGTCGTCACCATCCTTCTTCTTACCGTCGATTGCCGCGACGTTTGCGTTTACCTCAGCCGCCTTGGCGGCTTGCTCCGATGTGTGCTCGCTTATCAAGTCGAGGTCGATGTACTCTCCGCGTATCACGTGGCGGTCGCCACCCTCGTAATGCGGAAGCTGGAACACGTCCGCGCCCTGGTTGCCCGTCATGATTCCTCGGTCGTAAAGCGACGTAACGACGTTGAGCTTCGTCGCGTTGCTCGCGAACTCAAGGCGGTTCGCGCTGAACATGATGCTGTTGCCGTACGCGATCTCGTTCGGCGTGAAGGTCATGCACGTGAGCACGTAGCCAAGCTGCACCGCGAATACCTCGGTACGCCCTTCATAAAACGAGTTGTATGTTTCCTCGTCGGCCTTGTTCATAACGATGTCTTCGCACGAGCCGAAGAACCGATACGCGGCCTTCTCGATGCGCTCCATCTGGGCGGCGTCCACCGTGTAGCTCTGCGGCGTTATCTGCTTGACGTCGTTGTATTTGTTGTCATATACGGCAATGCCGCCAGCGTTCGCCGAACCGAGCTGCTTATTGAATTCCTTGCGAGCCTTCTCCAAGTCTTCTGGATTGCGGTTCTGCGACATCTTGCCTATGAAGCGAATGGCCGCGCCTTGCTCGATGGCCGTCTTCTCGGCTTCGTTCTGCGCGTGCATAAGCTCAAGCGTCGGATTGAGCACGTTCGTCCCGTCGCCGAACAAATCGCTTCGGAACTGGTGCCGGGTGAGCACGCCGACGCGCGACCATTCGAGCATGGCGGCGTCGCCGCCTGGGAAAGACAGCTTGAGCCACAGCGCTCCGCCCACGTCGTAGGCTTCGCACTGCCCTGGAAGGACGGGATAGTATCCCGTGATGGTCTCGGTGTTCCCATCGAGGATAGGAACGATAAGGCACGTGTCGCACACGTCCAGCATCGTCGAGATGCGGTGCAGGAACTGCGGCGTCGTCATCCACGGGTTCGGCTGCCATTCGAGCGAACGCGTTGCCAACCGCTGCGCGGTTCCCGAAACCTCGGGTTTCAGCTTGCTCGCGTGGTCGGCGTTTCGCTCGATGATGCTTCGCGTCAGCTCCGCTTCGTAGATGCCGCCACTCCACGTCGTGAAGCGCGGTGAGTACGCCGTGAACGTCTGAAAGTAGCCGTCCACGGCCTGCATGATCGGCTTGTGGAATACGGCATCGAACATTGAGCGGAACATCGACGTTCGTTTAGCCACGTTTAACCTCCAATCATGCTTCTGAAATCGTCCATCATGTCTTTCAAGACCACGAATGCATCGCATTCCGCCGCCCAGGCGTCTATGCGGTTGCGCGGGTCTTGGTTCTTCTTGTCGGGCGCGATGTTTCCGTTCGCGTCGCTGCGCACCGCAACGTTCGAGCGGCACCACTCGGCAATCGGGTTGCTGTTGTCAACTACGCGGTTCTCCTTGTACAGGGCGCGTAGCTCCTTCATTGGCATCGAGAGCGTTTGAGCGCCTTGGATGACCTTCTTGAAGTTGTCGGCTCCGAAATAACCTTCGTAGGCTTCCACCGTCGGCACGTCGCGCATGTGCCACGGGTCGTAGCCGCACGCGACGGCGTAGATGCCACATTTCTCGCGCACCTCGTCCACCCAATCGAGCACGAGCCGCTTGTCGATAATTGGTGTCGGAGACGTTCGCAGAAGCCCGCGCGCAATCCACGCGTCGTAAGGCACGCCGTCGCGACCGCCGCGCCGTCCTTCCGTTTCTGCCTGCTCCAAAGCGCGAAGCGGAATCCACGCCATGTGCATCGCATATATGCGCTCGTCGTTCGGGCGCATCATCAGCAAGCATGCGGCGGTGAGGTCAGTGGTGTCGGACGCGTCAACGCCGAGCACCGCATAAGAAAAAGACCCGTCGGACGGGTCGAAAGTGTCATCGTTATGAATCTCAGCCCACGTAAGCCATGCTTGGCTCTGGTTTTCGATGAGATTGAAGTCCTTGACCAGAAGTGTCGGCAGAAATGTCGGGTCGTCTTTGGCCTTTGAGACGTTTTGGCGCAAGCCCTCAAGGCTTTTGATGGTGCCAAGACCAGGGTTCGCCTTGATCCACGCCGATTCCTCTTGCCACTCATCGCGCTCATCAAGCTCGAAGATGAACGCTATGAAGCGCTCGGCCTTCTCACCTGTCGCCTGACCGTCGAGCCATTTGGTGGCGTATTCGTACTGAGCATCGAAGATGCCGTTCCGAACGAAACCGTTGGTAGTGATTTCCAGAACCAGCGGTTGTCGGCGTGCTGACGTGCCCTGAATGGTCAAGTCGTACAGATCGCGGTTCTTCATGGCCGCGAGCTCGTCGACGATGGCCCCTGAGATGTCGAGGCCGTCGAGGTGGTTCGTGTTGGCTGACAGCGCCTTGATTGAACCCATGTTCAAATCGCAGTAAAGGTCGCTCACGCGCTTTCGTACATGCCGCCCCAAAGCTGGCGACGTGAGCACCATTCGCCAGGCGTTGTTGAAGCCCTTCGCCGCCTGGTCGTGGGCCGTGGCGACGTTGTAGACCTCTGGCGCGCCCTCATCGTCGTTGATGAGCAAGTCAAGCTCTATTGCGGAAGCGAGCGCGGTCTTGCCGTTCTTGCGCCCCATAATCCAGAGCACTTCGCGGTACTGCCGCTTCCCCTCGACATCGACGAAGCCGAAAACGACCGACAGGATTGCGCGCTGGAAAAGCTCAAGCTCGAAGGGCTGTCCGAGCTTGCCGGATGGAAGTCGGCAGAAGCGCTCGATGAAGCTCACGTGCTTCTGCGCGTATTCCTCGCGGTAGTGGTACGGATACAGCGGATCGTCGTTGTCCAAGTCGCGAAGGACGATGGCGGCGACCTGCTGCATCTTCGCGCACGAGGTTATCGTTCCGTCGAGGATGCCGCCGAAGTACTCGCGTATCGCCTTCTCGCACGAGCCAGCGGCCTTCTTCCTAGCCACCGAACCTCGTCTCGTTCAGGTAATCCATGAGCGCGTCGGCTGACGTGCTTCCGCTCGGCATCATGTCGGTGATCTGCTTGATACCGCGCGAGAAAGTTGTGAACAGCTTGTTGTACGCGGAAAAGCCAGGATGCTCGCGCAGACCAGACTGCCCGCCACCGTTGTCGTACTCGGTGAAGATGCTTTCGCCCATAAGCTCCACGCGAGCCTGGTCGAGCTTCACTTTCAGAAACGCGATGTTCGACATGAGCGGCATGATGGCCGTGCGCTTGTCGTCTGGAATGACGTCCTTGGTCAGGCGTTGCAGCCTTTTCAGCTCGTTTTGGTAGAGCGATTGAACCGATTGACCGTTCCGCTTCGGGGGACTCTTCGCGACTTTCGGCGAAATCTCGGTACTTTCGCATACTTTTCGCTTCGCCACAAGACCACCCCCGTTCTGAAAACCTCTGCGCGCATAAATCTATCTCCCGGCGTTGGTGCCCTATGCTGGGTGCCTTGGTTTTAGACCGGGGGGATAGCTCGAAGCTGTGACCTGCTGTTTTGTCTGTCATTTTGTTTGACTGTGCGCTTGTGCTCAGTCTGTGTTTTCGTCTGTCAGCGAAATCAAGTTGCCGTCCTCGTCAAAGCGCAGCCCTTGCCTTGTGCTGCCCTGCCTTGCCCAGCCGTGCACCTTCTTGTGGCAGAGGTCGCACAGGCTTACAAGGTTGCGAGTGTCGGTCGCTATGTTCGGATCGCTGATGTTCGATGGTGTTAGCTCGATGATGTGATGCACCATCGTTGCCGGTGTTGCGATGCCAGCCTTAAGGCAGTGCTGGCAAAGATAGGCATCGCGCTGCAATGCGAGCTCTCGCGCCTGTTCCCAATCCTTGGAATGGTAGAACCGATACGAGAAGCCCTTTGCCATTGCGCGACCCCCAACAAAAAAGGGACGCGACCCAAGGCCGTGTCCCTTTCTGATAATCCACCGTACCGAAATGTAGCACAAACTGAAAAGTGATGACAAGTACCAATCTCAAATATCTTTGAGCGCGGCAAAGCCCACCTCGTCGATATAGCGGAACCCAACGTTGCAAAGCTCCCTGCACCATTGGCGCGAGCACTGCATCACATCGGCTATCTCGTCCCATGGCATCGCTTGGAGATAGGCCATGCACAGCGCGTCGGCGTATCGGTTGCCCTTGAGCTTTGCCAAGCCGCCGCGATTGTCAGCACCGTAGAGCAGCACGCACGCTTCGTCCACCTCGGATTGGCTGTCCGCGATCCTCCTTTCCAACCTCCCCTCAAAGTCGATACGCCCGTTAATCGCATCCATAGGGTCTGAGCCGCCACCGCCGCCGCCCGTGCTGTAGCTCTGCGCCTTGGCTCCCTCGCGAGCCTTAAGGCGGGCTAGCATCTCCTTTGCGTGCTCGATGCTAGCCACCTCGTCACGGATGCGCTCGAAGTATTCCTTGGCATCCACAAGGCATCAACCCTAGTCGATGCCCGTAGAGCCGAAGCCGTCTGTACCACGCTCGGTGTCGGTCAGGCTATCGACCCCGACAAGATCACACGGCACGAACGGGACAACGACCATCTGGCACACGCGCGTACCCTTGGGAAGAAACACGGTGTCACAGCTGAGATTGACCAGCGGTGCATGCACCTCGCCACGGTATCCGCTGTCGATGACGCTTACGCTGTTGCGCAGCGTCACGCCGTAGTGAGCGCCAAGGCCGGAGCGCGGGAAGACCAAGCCGACGCAACCACTCGGAATCTCGCAGGCAAAGCCAAGTCCGCAGACAGCGCTTGCGTTTGGCTCAAGCCTTACATCCTCGGTGATGCAAAGGTCGAAGCCTGCATCGCCATCGTGCGCGTATGTCGGCATGACCGTTCCGTCAGCCAGGCAAACGTTCATCTTTCGTCCGTACATGTCAGCTCCTTAGAAGGGAATATCTTCGTCGTACACGTCTGGGTAGGTCGCGGTCTGAGGTGCCGCCGCCGGTTGCTGCGACTGCCGATGCGAGGTCATGATTGCCACGTTATCGACGATGACCTCGAGCTTGCGATAGCGTTTGCCGTCCTTCTCCCACACGTTCTGGTACAGGTGCCCAAGGATAGCCAGGCGTGCGCCTTTCATCAGAAGGCCGTTGTTGAACATCGCTTCGCCACGCTTGCCGTACATCACGCAGTCGACCCAACTGGTCACGTCCTTATAGCTGCCGTCCTGCTGCTTGCGGCTCTTGTTCACTGCTAGTGAAAAGCTCGTTACCGCAAGGCCGCTGTTGGTGTACCGAACCTCTGCATCTTGCCCAAGGTTGCCACTCAAGGTGACGCTGTTAAGGCTGTCACTCACAGTTACCACCCCTCACGATTGCCAATGCGATATAGGTCATGATCACCATCGCGGTTGCGAGCGACGGGACGAGCCAAGAGAACAGGCAACCGGTAATGATGCTTATGAGCAGTTCCATAAGGCAAAAACAAAGAAAGACGATGATGCATCCCAACAACGCTATGAGCACCGCTATAAGCACACCCATCCTCTTGATTCGGCGGCGTGCTCGCTCACTCGACCTACTCACGGCACCCACCCCCAAGAGCCTTGATAAGTCCCTCGCGCTGGATGTACCCAAGTCCCTTCACTCGGCGGGTCGCGCTGATGTGCAGGCTCTTCATGAGCTTCTGGGTTCGTGGCGCGGCAAAACCGGGCATCGACCTAATCAATGATTCGACACGCATGCCCGATGCAGCCTGGTCGCCACTGTCCGCCAACTCAAAGAGCCGCTCAATCGACATGATGCCGTATTTCAGCTTGACCTTGTAATCAGCTCGCTTGCACCTGATCTGCATCCCCTTATCGAGGGCTGCACGCCTTTGCTCGGCGGTCAATTTCGGTACCATTTTCTGTATCTCCTGATTCTTACTTGGAATACGGCGGCTAACCGTTCCCAAACCATCGGTTTTGCTTTCTGACCTCTCGTTTTCGTGTCGTGACGCAAATGGCCGAGGTCTTGCCATTTACACACCGTTTACACTCCGTCCTCAAGCTGCTTGGCAAAGTTGTTGAACGCCTGAGCCGCCGCCTGGTCGCGCCCCGGCAGAAGGTGCGCGTAGAGTTTCAGCGTTGTCGCTTCGTTCGAGTGTCCCAAGCGATCTGCGAGCGTCTTGAGGTCAACGCCGTTCGCCAGGCACCACGTGGCGTGCGTATGGCGCAACGAGTGGAACACGTACGTCCTCGGCATGCCCGCACGGTCGCGAGCGCGGCTGAAAGCCTTTGAGACGGTCGTAGGGCGCATGTAAGAGCCGTCTATGCTCACCAGTGGCGAATCGGGCGTAAAAGCGTCTGAAATCGAATCCTGTTGCGCGAGATAGGCTTTTATCAGCTCCCACTCTTCGTCGATTAGTGCCACAGGCCGCGTCTTCTTGTTCTTGGTCACGTTGGAGCGAATAACTCCACCGCCCGGAACCTCGATGACCGTTCCACTCACGAGGATGAACCCCTGCGCCTTGTGGAGGTCGCGCCGTCTAACGGCGCACACCTCGCCGACGCGCATCCCCGTGTGTAGTGCAAGCCAAGCTGCGAAAGCGTAGGCTGATTGGCGCATGAAGCGCTTCTCGGGCGCCTCAAGGTTGAGCTTTTCGGAGACCATGGCATCGAGTGCCCTGTAATCCCATTCGTCGATGCTCACGGCTTCATGGCGTTCCTCTGGCGGCTTTGTGACCATAAGCATTGGGTTGTTCTCGCAGATGCCGATGCGCACCCAAAAGTTGTATGCGCCGCGCAAAAAGTGGTGAACACTGATGATCGTGTTGCACGAAAGACCTTGACCGCCGTTCTTCTTGCTCACGCCAAGCCTCGTCTCGAAGTCGTTCAGCTCAATGGCGGTAAGGTCGCGAGCGACTTTGCCTTTAAGGTACTTGCCCACGTAGGTTCGTGTGAAAAACGTCCACCTCTTCACGGTGTTAATGGCTGCGCCCTTGACCTTCCGCTGCTCGATGTACTCCCAAAGCAGGTCGACTATCAGCGTGCTCTTGACCTTGCCGTCAAAGGTCAGGTGCGAAGCCCAGGCATCAGCCAAAGCCTGCGCTTCATCGCGCGTCCTGGCATCCGGGAAACTACGGCGTGGCCGTATCTGCCGCCCGTCCGGTGCCTTGCCAAGATACGGCTGCGCGTACCACACGCCCTTTTGGTCGCGCTTGACCTCAACGTCCATGGCGGCGCTTCAATTCACGCACAACGTCGATAACACTACCCGACATGTCGCGAATCTCATGGATGCAGTCCTTGCAAATATCGAACTCGATAAGTTTGCCCTTTTCATAGGCATGCACCCTTGCGAATTCGTTAATGTTGGTGCAGTCTGCTTCCTTCCCGCACCCGTCGCAGCAGCCGGAAATCTTAATCATCGTCCCGCTCCTTTCCAGCCGCTTTCTTCGCCTTGTGCATGTTGATCTTTGCCGCGTAAATGAAGTAGATGCACACGATCAGCAGGAAGCAGGAGAAGGCCAGGAACCCATATCCAGCTCCGAAGATGAAGCCAATGGCGATACTGGCAACCAGCATCGCAAACGGGACGATCAGCAGGGCGCACCCAACCAGCATCGACGATGCCTCTTCATACTCTTCCTCGGTCTTAAATTCTTTCATTGCTTTCCTCCAAATTTCGGTGAATCACTTCGATTGCGTCGGTGACGCAATCGCACCAGCAGATAAGATCGTCGTAATCGACCAACGCTCCATCGTGTCCGCGCTTCTCGCACGTTGTAATGCGCCGGCTCATGTCCTGCGATACGGCACACAGGTTCTCGAGGGTCTTGCGGTCGCTCCTAATCGTCATCGTCGGTCACCCACACATCGCGGTGATACTCCCGCATGAACTCGTCGAAATCCCATTCGATGTCTTCGCTCTCCAAGCCTTGCCAGCTCCAAAACTCACTGACATATGGCTGGCAGCGCGGGCATGCGTAGCGCTTCCAGAACAGACGCATCCAAAGGCCGCTTTCCATGAGCACGCCACGCGTTCCCGCTGGAATCGTCTCGCCGCAGTACGCGCACTGATGCGCCTTACGGACAGTTACGATCTTGGGCGCGGCGTAGAAGTCACCGCCGCTCATGACGCGCCGCCTTCCAGCGTCTCAAGCATGTTCTCGATGCATTCATGCGCCTTCTTGAGGTCTTCGATACCGTTCTTGGACTTCCAGCGCCACAGGTACTTGAAGGCGCATCCCTGCATATAGGACACGTATTCATCGGTGCCGAGCATCGATTCCATTGCCTGCTTGCACTCAATGCCGGTATGCCCAGCGTAATGCGCGGGCTTGGTCACAGGGTCGAACCCCGTATCGACCGTTGAGGTCATCTTCTCGGCAACCTGCGAAGCACTGAGCTCGACAGGCTCAGTCAGATCACCTACACGCTTAACGTAAGAGCTCATTGCCATTACTCCTTTGAAATCAGCTTCGACAACTCGTCAAAATCGACCGTATGGAGCAGCTTTATCAGCTGCGCGACCTCTGGTGAGCGCCAAGCGTGCATGCCGAACGTATGCGCCCCCGTCGAGTAGTGGTAGTAATTGGCCTTAAGGTGCTCTTCCGCTTCGCGAAGCGTGAGAAACATGGTGTCCGGGACAATTGCCCACAGCTTCGTAAGGAACACGCAACCAAGCGCGTTGTTTTCGGCGTATTCCTTGATTACACCCTTAAAGATGCTGATGCCCATATTCGTGAAACGTGCCCGAATGCATCCGTCATCGTCAAGATCAAGCCAGTTGTCTTCAAGCCATTCTTTGGCGTGCTCTTCGCCGCCTAAATTAAGCTCGTCCTTGTAGGCTCGCGATACCGCTTCCCCTAAGCCAATGATTTCGCCTTCGCCATCTTCAAAAAGCTCAACGGCTTCGATGTCATCGCCATCTGTTGCTTCGCGGTATACGTAGTCGCGAATGACCCAAAAACGTGGGTCAGCCGTTGCCAATATCGGTTGGTTGTTCAGCTCATGCTGTAGCTCTTTGAGAAAAACGAGATCGTCTTGCGTAAGGCTACGCTTGACGTAAGCGCGGTCTTCGCGATCAACCGATGCTGTCATTTCTCTTCACCTCCTTCTCGTTCTTCTTCGTCTCCCTGTACTTCCAGCAGGCTTCGCTGTCCTTGATGAACCAGTCCAAATTCCGCTCGATGCCGCAGTAAGGACACGTGTGCTTTCGGACTTTGTTGACATAGCTCCCGTAAGGCATCGCCAACGCTCCTTTGTTGAAAACTTTGCTATTGTTGAAAACTTGTTGAAAACCTGTTGATAACTACTGCTGAAGACTCGAAAACAGGCTTTGTAATCGCTCGAAAAACGAATCGATCAAGAAAGAAGAAGCAAGAAAGAAGAACCTTGCTTGTAAGTCAACATAACAAGCAAGTGCGGGTTTTTGGCTTTGGGTTTGGGTTTTATGACCCAAACCCAAAAACCCGCTTCTGTACTGTTATGTTATGTATTGTTAGGCTTAGCCCAACCTAAAACCGATGGTTTCGCGCTGGTTTCAATCCGTAACAACACAAACATACGCTCTGACCTGCTAGTTTTGCGGGTTTTCCTGCTTCTTTTTCGGCCTGCCGCCCTTGGCTCCGTTGACGCGCTGCTTGCCAAAATAAAGGGCGTTTTTGCACATCCTCTCGCTCTCGATTCGGCCTTTTCCGTCTCTCACGAGCAAGCCGATCTCGAGCAGGCAGTCGATGAAATCTTGTGTCTCGGCGATGCTCACCGTCTCGTCGAACGCCCCCATCGAGCGCATACCGATTGCGCCGGCCAGAATGAGCCAGTCTTCATCGGTGTCCACCGCAATTGAGTGGTGCTTGGTGCTCGCCAGAAGCTCGCAGAGCCGCCAGTAAGCGCCGTAGCCCTCGTTACCGCGACGCATGAGTAGCCGTTGGCATTTGATGTCCCGCTGCGCGTTAGCGTCGTGCTGGAACCATGCCATGGGTTCCTGCGCCTGATCGTGCACGTCTTTAGGAATCGCCGTCATCGTCATCACCTCCCGTCGTTAATCCATCGCTTGTCCCCTGCTGGTGCCAGCCGTCCCAAAGGCACTTGCCGACCTCGCGGCAGTTAGTCCAGACGGTCGTTCCGCGAAAGCCACACGCGCTCTTGGGCTTTTCGCCGTGCTCGAGTAGATGAAGCTCGAACTGGCATTGCCCGGGCGTTGGCATCGGCTGCTCACCAAAAAGATCGAGCGCCAGCTGCTCAGCGCTTTGTAAGCTGCTGCGCATATGCATTGCACGCCGATTTGGTCATCAGATGGACAAACATGTCGGGTGTCATATCGTCGAGCTTGTCGCTCTCGAGCATGTCTTTCATGGCTACGATGGGTGTCCCCATGAAACAGAAAGCCAGGTCGGTATCAAGCTCGACGCTCTCATTGCTCTTGGGGTTGAAGAGCGTAATGGTGCCGTCGACACCGCTGATATACTCGGAAACGGAATCGAGGAACTTGATTGCTTCCTTACGCTTCATGATTGTTCTCCTTGTCATAGATGGAATTGCGAAGCTTGATGTTCAGCTTCGGATGTCGCTTTAGAAGCCAACGTGCGAGAAGCGGCGTATCCGTGTTGTTAATGCCGTAGATGTGCTCAGCGCCGTTGCCGTCAACAAACGGCACGCCGACGAGCTTGACGCTACCCTCGTAACGCTGTTTCTCAATGAGGTACTTGGCGCTTACTCGGATACCTCGCTGGTCGATTGCGAGCGCCGTAAGCTCGATCTGCCGCAGCGCCCTTGGATTGAGCTCGCACCAGAGCTTGAAAAGCTCCTGCCGGTCTCGCAGCTTGAGCGGCACCGGGTACGTTGCCAACCGTTCCTGCCGCATCACGGATTCGAGCGGCTGGGTGTAATCGTCAACATCCATGGCGCTTCCTTGCTTCGCGGCTCATAAAGCGCCTGAATGCCACCTCTGCGACCTCTCGCGGTGCCGATGGCGGGACGGGCAACCTGTGGCGCGTGCGCACGTCTCCAACGCCGCTCACGCCCGGTCGTCGGGCTTCCTCGATGATCACCCGCGCGACCCAGAAACCGTTTGCGTCACGGTCGAGATAGCCCCTCATTGGTCGACCATTCGGACGATAAACCAAAGCTCAAGCCCGGCAAGGACGAACGGTAACCAAGGCAGGTTGCATGCTTCGGTAAGCCAGATAATGGCACCCGCCAGGGCAATGAGCAGGATTCCAGTTGCCGCCAGTACGGCAATAGCTCCGCAAAACCACCGCTTAACCGTTGCTAGTGGTGTAAAATTCTCGTTGTCATTACTGGTCAAGGTTCTGACATTGCCCGTGCCCGGTTGCCGCCAGGTGCGGGCGCTTTCATTTCGCGAGCTTGCGTCATAGCTCTGACGCGCCGGCAAAATGCCGCCTGCGAAACATCGAGCTTGCGGCGTTTCGCACTCGTCAAAACCACGATGCAAACCGTTGGTTTGCGATTGGGTTTCATACATCTGAAACCCCTCCTTTCTTACTTGCCGATCATGTTTCCGACGGCAACGGCAGTTGCTATGAACAACCAGAGCGTCAATACATTGATAAATTCATCCATTACGCGATTTCCTCCCATCCCATCAAATCGTTAGGGCTGATGTTGGCAACATCACAGATAGCCATGATCTTGTCAGCGCCGGGGATATAGCCCTCGCCGCTCTCGTACTTGACAACGGAATCTTTGGAGATACCAACACGGCTAGCAAATTCATCCTGCGTGATGTCGAGCTTGGCGCGAGCGGCACGAAGATTTGCGGCGAAAACCTCTTTGTTGAACTTCATACGGTTCACCTCCTTTCATTGAGCGATGATTGCAAACCTTGCTTGTCAAGGTTTGCACCCGTATGTTTAGCGGGTTTACCCGTTAAACATACGGCTTTAGGAAGGTTTCTTCCTAACACGCATTGCAGTATAGGCGAGTTTCTTCCTATTGCAAGAGGGAAATATGAAAATATTTGCCTATTCTCGTCCAATAGAATAGAATTCACGGCAGATAGTTGCTAAAACAGGAGGTGTGAAATGAAGCTTGCCATAAAGGGATTGCGAAAAAAGCTGCACATTTCACAAGCGGACTTCGCAAAAGCCGTTGGCGTGTCCATGCGCACAGTCGGATCATGGGAACGTGGCGAATCATTCCCAAACGCCGAACAGGTTTGGAACGCAGCTCTGGCGTTAGGTTGCTCGCCGAATGAGATATTGAGTTGGGATGGTGAAGATAATGAAGGTGACAAAATCACTAGCGATGAACGTGAAATCGTCGATAACTACCGTGACAGCTCGCCGGAATGGCAACAGAACATTTCGATGACCGCCAGGGCTGCTGCATCTGAATCAAAAAGAAAATAAAAAAGCCCCAGCGCTACCGTCCAAAGTCTCGCAGGGGCATACCTAGAAAAGGCAAGGTGATTTTATCATGCCAAAAGGCATACGTGCCGCCATCTATGCACGTTTCAGTTCGCATAACCAGCGAAGTGAAAGTATTGACATCCAAGTAGAGAAGTCGCGTGAGTACTGCGCGGAAAACGGCCTTGACGTTGTGCGCGTATATAGCGATTACGCACAAACAGGCCGTGACGTGCAGCGCGTAGAGTTTCAACGCATGATGGCAGACGCAAAACTAGGGTTATTCGATTATGTAGTGATCTATAAGGTGACGCGCATCATGCGCAACCGTGACGAGATGGCGCTCGCGCGAATCAGGCTACGCAAGGCAGGCGTTGAAATCCTTTACGCCGGTGAAAGCCTTGGCGAAGGCTCAACGCGCGTCTTGAATCTCGGAATGCTCGAAGTGCTCGCTGAATGGGAAAGCGCGATAGACAGCGAGCGTATCCGCGACGGTATCAACAAGAACGCCCAGCGCGGAATGGCAAACGGTCGCACGCACTACGGCTGGGACATTGTTAACGGGTATTACGAGGTCAACGAGCGCGAAGCCGCCGTGATGCACCGTATGAAAAATATGCTCTTTGCCGGCTCGACCGTTGCCGAAATCAAGCGTGCTGTCGTAGGCGAACGCGGCAAGCGCGGCAAGCCACTAACGCACGGCGTGATAACAAAGCTGCTTAGGCGCGAGCAGAACTGCGGCGTTTATGATTACGCGGGCGTGCGAATCGAAGATGGCATGCCTGCGTTGTGGTCGCGCGAAGACCAGGACATGATCAATAGCATCTTGGGCTCAAATGGGCGCAAACACAACAAGACACGTGACACCAACGATTACCCGCTGTCTGGCAAGATGTGGTGCCCAGAGTGCGGCCAATACTACGTTGGCACCTGCGGAACATCAAAAACAGGCCGCGTGTACCACTACTACAAGTGCAAAAAATGTAAGCGCACCTTTAGGCGCGATGCCGTTGAAGAAGCTGTGCTAGATACCGTTCTCGAAACGATTAAGAAGCCGGATGTACGTCAACGTATCGTTGATGTAATGGCTCTTTACAACGAAATGAATGAAGAGAAGGAAGAACCGGAGAGCAAGCGCATTGAGCGCGAGATCAGGCGCATCGACACGTCGTTTGAGCGTATCTGGCAGGCTATCGAGGACGGTATTGCGCCGCCCGGCGGTAAAGAGCGCGTTGCTATGCTCCGTGAACAGAAAGCGGCCTTAGAAGCCGATCTGCGGCAGGCTCAAGCAAACGAAGGAGCGAATCTGTCTGGTGAAGCCATAGCCGCTTGGCTTGATCACATTGCGCAGGAACCAGATGCAGCAGAAATCATCGAGACGTTCGTGCGGCTCATTGAGGTAGACGGGGATGAACTCAAGCTTTATTTCGCTTTCGACTACTGGGGCGATGACTTCCAACCTAAACAAAAAAAGGCGAACCCCGAAAAGGGTTCGCCTAATAATCCAATGGTGGAGACGAAGGGAGTCGAACCCTCGGCCTCTGCCATGCGACGGCAGCGCTCTCCCAACTGAGCTACGTCCCCAGGACAAGTTGATATTTTACCTACGGCTCGCCAACTGTCAACGCCCAATACCCAGTCTTTTTGGGACGGGGCTGTTTTGACTACTTTTCGAACGCCCGAGCCACCCGATGGTTATTTATCCCCCGTCCCAGAAAAATCATCGACGAACGCACTACTTTGCGCTGGTAAGAACACCGGTGGTGTCGAAGGCCGGGGTGAAGCTCTCGTCTACCGCGCCGCCCTCTTGCCAGAACATCGTCGTAAAGCCCAGGTCGTCGGCATGGTCGAGTACTTGCTCGTACTCCTCGCGCGTCACGGCGCGTGCCAGGTCGCCGCCCTGCTCGCGCATGAGCGCATTGGGCGTGTACTGGTTCATGACCGAGATCGGCACGTCGCCCACCGTCTGCCACACCAGGTCCAGCACGCGACACGAATCGTCTGCATGCCCCGGCAGCACCAGGTGGCGCACGATGATGCCGCGCTTCATGAGCCCGTCCTCGTCCACCAGCTCTCCCCCGCGGCGCTCGATCTCGCGCGCCATCTGGGCCAGACCCGACACAGCCACGCGCGGGTAGTCCTTAATATGAGAGAGTGACTGCGCAAGCGCCGCATTGGCATACTTAAAGTCGGTAAGCCACACGTCGACCAAATCGCCGAGCGCCGCCACGGCACTCGCACGCTCATAACCGCTCGTGTTGTAGACGATTGGAATGACCAGTCCGCGCTCCCGAGCTGCGGCAATCGCGGCCGGCAGCAGGTGAGCATAATGCGTCGCCGTCACCAGATTGATGTTATTGGCACCTTGGTCCTGCAGCTCCAGCATAATCTCGACCAGGCGCTCGGGCGAAATCTCAAGCCCAAAATTGCCCGTCGAGATCTCGTGGTTCTGGCAATAGATACATTTGAGCGAGCAGCCGCTAAAGAAGATCGTGCCCGAACCGGCCTCGCCCGAGATAGGCGGCTCCTCCCACATATGAAGCGCCGCGCGGGCCACCTTGAGCGTGTCATCGGCACCGCATACGCCGTGCGCACCCTCGTCGCGCACCGCACCGCAACGGCGCGGACACAAATGGCAGGCGGGCGAAAAAAGTTCGGTCAACGGCGTCGGCAT